CCTATCCCCTGTGTGCCTTGGCAGTCTCAGCCTCTCTATGGGCAGTCGGTGATGGTTAGCCAGACCATCGGCAGCAGGGTGGACAGCGTACAAGGCAGCTATCCCGCATCGGGACAAATATTTGTGAAGGATTGATCATGATCATCGACGCACTTTTGCAATTCTCCGGCACGGTCAATCCGACCACCGGCCAATCGCTCGCGCAAACTGCGGGCACATATACATCTACCAACGTAATCGATCTAGCAGGTGTCGGTACAGGCAACACCGGGCGCGATATCGGCATGGGCCAAGAACTGGAAATCGCAGTTGAAGTCACCACGGCTTTTGCTGGCGGCACTTCCCTGCAGGTTCAGCTGGTGTGCGCGGATGATTCGGGCATTAGCACCAACGTGACGCCTATCGTGTTATCACCGGTCATGTTGACGGCAGCGTTGACCGCAGGCCAGCAGTTGATCTTGCACGTAGACCGCGCAGCACTGAACGCGGTTGCGCGTCGTTACCTGGCACTGCAGTACATCATCGTCGGTACGATGACTGCGGGCGCGGTGAACTCGTTCATCACCCGCAATGTTCAGGACAAGGGCAATAACACCATATTCAACTCCGGTTTCGCGGTGTCTTAATAACCTCGCCAGCCTTCGGGCTGGCAACTCTTAGGATTTGCCATGCAAGTACGCGCTCTAGTCAAACTCCTGCACGATGGTGTTATCTACGAAGCAGGTCAGGTATTCGAATATGCCGACGAATTAGCTAAACAGCTGAAAGGTGACATATCGGAGGGTATGGAACTGGTCACTAAAAAGACCAATGCCGCTTTTGCAAAGGCGCAGGCTGAAGCACAGCAAGCCCTTGAGGATGCCGCCACATCGTTGCGCGCTAACTACGACGCACTGAAAGCGGAATTGGAAGCAGACCCGCAGCGCGGTGATTTGGTGCAAAAGGTTTTGGATGCGGAGTCCGCTGCAATCGAAGCAGAAAAAGCGGCAAACGCGCATACCGATTTGGTTTAAGTAGTCTCCTGGGGTGGTGCTTCGCGGGGGCTTCGGCTCCCGTTATTTTTAAAAGGGCGATAACGTGGCTTCAGAAGTCGATATCTGTAACAACGCGCTGGCGCTGCTAGGTGATACAGCCACTGTTGTTTCCCTGGTGCCGCCAAGCGGAAGCATTCAGGCGATCCATTGTGCGCGGTTTTATCCCATAGCACGGGATCAGCTTTTAGAAATGCACACATGGGGGTTCGCCACGAAGCGAGCATCACTGGCGCTGTTGGCAGAAACGCCGCCGTCACCTTGGGCGTTCGCTTATCAGGCCCCCAGCGATGTGCTGAATTTCCTCGCCATCCTTGACCCGGCTGCGACGGATGACTACAGCGCAGGACTTGCGCAGTACGGGAACATCGCGTCAGGGTACACGAACAATATCGGCATTTACACACCGCAGCCGTTTGCTGTCGAAACTGACCCCAGCGGTAACCAGGTGATATACACAAACCAACAGAACGCGATCTTGCGATACGAAGGACTGATCACGGACAGCACCTTATTCAGCCCCTTGTTCTGCGAAGGGCTGGTACGGCTGCTCGCTTCTAAGCTGGCGGGGCCTGTGATCAAAGGTGCAGAAGGTCGCGCAGAAGCTAAGGCGCAACTGGAAGAATTCAAAATATGGTTTACGCAGGCCGCTACGTCGGACGCGAACAGCCATCGTCAGAAACCCGCGCAAAGCGTTGACTGGATTGTGAACCGATGAAATTCGAATTCTACGAAATAAGCGACGCCTTTTACTTTTTACCCACGGTTTGTGCTTGGGAAGAGGAAGATGGTGGAATCACATTCGCACTAGCCTTGTGGTGTTGGTGTGGGCAATTTACTTTCCAGGTTCATAAAAATGGGTGAAAAGACCACAGACCGAAGTTTTGCAGGCGGCGAAATATCACCTGACATGTACGGGCGTGTTGATCTGGCTAAATTTCAGACAGGGCTTGCGCTGTGCCGCAATGCCTTTGTACTGCCGCACGGGCCTGTAGAAAACAGACCAGGTACTGAGTTCGTGAAGGAGGTAAAGAACAGCGCCAACGCGGCGCGCTTAATCCCTTTCACGTTCAACTTCACCCAGACAATGGCGATCGAGATCGGCGCGGGATATACCCGATTCCACACGCAAGCAGGCACTTTGATGTGCAGCTCCGTACCCGTCTGGTCTGGGTCTACTGCGTACACGGTCAATGCCTTGGCGTCAGTGGGTGGCGTGAATTACTACTGCATTCAAGCGAATACTAATCAGGCTCCCGCTTCGTCGCCAACGTACTGGTACGCGATGCCAGCGGACGGCACCTATGAAATACCGAACGGGTACGCGCAAGCGGATATCATGAGTATCCACTATACGCAATCCGCCGATGTGCTGACGATGGTTCACCCTAACTATCCGATTGCGGAATTACGCCGGTACGGGGCTACGGCTTGGCAAATTAGTCAGCCGGTGTTCACTATTCCGGCTTATTGCCCGACATCGGTTACGGCGGCCGCCACAACGCCGCACACGACAAACTGGAACCCGTTCGATTGTCAGTATGCCGTCACGACGGTGCAGGCCGTAGACTTGCAAGAGTCCGTGGCGTCATCCGCATCGACAACGGTATCTAACGATCTGACGCTGGTCGGGAACATAAACACAGTTTCATGGGTAGCGCCTTCAGGGGTCAATGTCGTCCGGTTCAATGTTTATAAGTACATCAACGGCCTGTGGGGTTACATCGGACAAGCTGCACCAACAGCAACCAGCTTCATCGATAACAACATCATTCCCAACACCGGCATTACGCCGCCGCTGATTGACGCAGGGTTTAACGACGCACCAGGCAACTACCCAGGTGCCGTTACGTACTACCAGCAGCGTCGCTGGTTCGCAGGCACAAACAACGCGCCACAAAACGTATGGGCCACGATGTCAGGCACAGAGTCCAACATGTGTTACACGTTGCCGGTGCAAGCGCATAACAGGATCAGTTTCAGAATCGCGGCGCGTGAAGCGTCGGGCATACGCCATTTAATGCCGGTCGCAAACCTCATGCTGCTGACCGCATCTACAGAATGGCGTTTAACATCCACCGACGGCAATGCGATCTGGTCTGCGAACCTGAGTGTACAGCCACAAAGTTATATCGGCGCGAACAACGTGTCACCTGTGTTGGTGGGTAACGCCGTCCTGTTTAGCCAGTCACGCGGGTGCCGTATCCGCGAAATGACGTTTAACTGGCAAGCGCAGTCCTACTTGACGAACGATATCAGCATCATGGCGTCGCACTTGTTTGACTACAAGAACATAGTCGACATGGCGTTTTCCAAAGCACCGTACCAAATTCTGCATTGCGTATCCAGCGACGGCACGATCAACAGTCTGACCTACGTACCAGATCAGCAGGTGGCGGCATGGCATCACCATGATTTCGGCGGGATCGTCGAAACAGTGTGCTGTATTACTGAACAACCTGCGGGGACGGCGGCCAGCGAGGACATGCTTTACATGATCGTGAACCGCGTTATCAATGGCGTTACGCGCCGGTATGTTGAGCGCATGCATACCCGCTATTTCAATACGCCGTCTGATGCATTCTTTGTTGACAGCGGGGCGACAAACTTTTTACCTGGCACCTATACGTGGCAAGGCAACCAGATCATCGCAGCAATACCAGGGCACGGGCTGTCTACAGGCAACTCGAAATACTTCACGTTTAGCAATACAGCGTTAAGCAATTCATATACGGTGCAGAGCGTCACCGATGCAAACACTGTCGTACTGACAGCCCCGAGCATTGGGCAGGAAGTCGGCACGGTAGCCATGACACCGCAATACCAAGTTACGCAAGTCAGCGGACTTACCTGGCTTAAAGGTATGACGGTGAACGTATTGGTGGACGGTGCGCCGATACCTGCGCGAACCGTAGACAACACAGGGGCGATACAGTTGGACTACCCCGGCACAAAGGTAATTGTTGGGCTGCCAATCACCTGTCAGATCGGTACTCTGCCCGTGTCGTTAAATACGGATACCGGTTATGCAGAATCGTTGCAAAAGAACGTAGATCAGGTCTGGATGCGCCTGTATAGGTCAAGCGGGCTTTTTGTCGGTCCTGACGCGGATAACCTGGTCTACGCCACGCAACGCGCCGCAACCGACCTGCCGGGGGTGCAACCGGCGCTATTCACCGGCATGCTGCCTGTAGTCATTCAGCCAGAATGGAATTTCGACGGCACGGTGTTTATCCAGCAAACAGATCCGTTGCCGATGACCCTCTGTTCTATCTCTACCGACACCACAGTCCGCTAGTACGCAAGCCCCTGATTTTCGCCTCTATGCTTGGTGAAAATTAAGGGGCAACCATGGGTACGGTCAATTCATTCATCGCCGACGCAGGCAAAACAAACGCTGTCATTGGTGGATTAGGGACGGCAACCAAAGCCATCGGCGCGTATAACGCCGCAGCATCGCAGCGCGATTCACTCAACTATCAAGCATCTATTGCCGCGAACAACGCGATCCTTGATCGGGCTAAGGCATCTATCGCAGATCAAAACGGCACGATTGCCGTGCAAAACCAAGAGTTAAAAACTGCGCAAATCTTTGGCATGCAGCGCGCAAACATGGCCGCAAACGGGGTGGACCTGGGCCAAGGATCGGCGCACGACGTTCTTACGTCCACTGAGCTGATGGGCGCACGGGATGCAGCACAACTTGAAACAAACGCCATGCGCGAAGCATGGGGGTACAAAACACAGGCAAACGATCTGGAAGCCAACGCCGCCGCCCTGCGGTCTATGGCCGGTTCTGTCAGCCCGATTAATGCCGGGCTGACTTCTTTGGTCGGCAGCGCCCCGCAGGTGTCAAACGCTTGGCGCACCTATAACCATGCAATCAACGGCAACACACCGCCGAACTGGGTAGAAGGCTGATTATGGAAGTCCCTTTATACAATTCACCGCAAGTCGCGCCAGCCGGTCTGCCCAACGCGCAGATTCAAGGTCTGTCACCGCGTCAACTGGTTCAGGGTGAGATTGCTGGACATGAGCAAGAACTGGCTGGACAGAACGCCATGAACATGGCGCAGAACAACATGAACGCGGAAGCCAAGGCGCAGCTGTTGGCGAACCAGATTCGTGTTGACGCGGCGTTGAATAACGTTCGTGCGGCGCAGCAGAAACTTACCTATGATCCTGAAACCGGCTACCTTAGCCAGAAAGGGGCTGCTGCAGTGCAGCCAAACGATCAAGGGATGGGTCTGCAGGATCAGTTTAACGGCAAGCTGAAAGACGCGATCACCAATGCGGCAGCAGACTTATCAAACGACGCGCAACGTACCGCATTCATGCGGCAGGCGCAAGGGCTGTCGGTGCAGTTCGACGGTCAGGTTCAAAGTCACGTTTTGCAAGAGTACCGAAACTTTGGGCTACAAACACAACAGGGCACGGTAGCCCTTGCCGGGGACATTGCGGCAAAAAATTGGAACAACCCAGACGTAATTGATTTGCAAATTCAAAGTGCTAAGGCTGCCGTATGGAAAGCCGGAATGATCAACGGCGAACCCGGCAGTTTGACGCAGGCGAAGATCATGCAAACGACCAGCGGCATACATAGCGCGGTCATCAATGAAGCGCTGCAAAACAACAACCCGCAATACGCGCAGACCTACATCCAGAAGTACAAAGACGACATGGTGGCGGGCGACTTGCTCAGGGCGCAGGGCGCGATCACGGCGGACATGCAAGGGAGGATTGCGACCGGCACCGCGCAGCAAGTCATGGACAGCTACAAACCAGCAATGCAGCCGACCGCATCTGATCGGTTCGTCGAAATTACACGGCAGGCCGAAAGTCGCGGCAAGGATTTTGCGGCTGACGGAACGCCGCTGACTTCACCGAAGGGCGCGAAATACGGCATGCAGGTGATGCCTGATACGGCGAAAGCGCCAGGATTCGGCATCAAGCCAGCCGCCAACGATTCCCCAGAAGAATACAACCGAGTGGGTGCAGAATTGCTGGGCGCCCTGGTCAAGAAATACGCAGGTGATGCAGCAAAAACATGGGCGGCGTACAACGCAGGAATGGGGAACGTCGATAAAGCTATTGCTGACGCGGGGCAGGGGGGTGACTGGATGGCCGCACTGGCGAAATACCAATCTCCCGCCAATCACCAACAGACCCTTGCATACGTAACGGCTAACGTAAAACAACTGCAAGCAGGTGGCGGCGCCCAGCCTATGCCGACGCTGCAGGATGTCCACCAGAAGATACGCGATTCGCTGGGGCCGAACGCCGATCCACAGACCGTGGCCAAAGCGCTGCAGGCTGGTACGCAACTGTACAGCGACCAGGTAAAAGCAAACGAACAACGGGCAGACCAACTGGTTACGAAGGCTCAACAATACCTTGCGCAGAACAGGGGTGATTACAACAGCTTGCCGCCTGACATACGATCTGCAATCGTACAGCAGGCGCCAGATCAACTGCCCAAGCTGATGAGTTACGCAAACTCCATAGCCAATCCGCCAAAAGCGGACAACATGGCGGCCTACCACGAAGCCTTTGATCGCCCTGACCTGCTGGCGAAAATGTCCGATTCTCAGTTCGCGCAGTTCGCGATGACAAACTTTACAGACGGGACGCAAAAGCAACTGGCCAGAATTCGCCAAGACGCGATCAGTGGGAAAGTGGATACCAGTCCTGGAGCGATCAATGAACCAGTGTTCAAGCGAGAACTGACCAACCGCATGCAAGCGGTCGGGCTGTTGGATCGCCACGGCAAGCCGCTTGACCCCGACCAGGCTGGAACGCTATCCAACTTCCTACGCGCAGGGGCGCTGTCGGTGCAACAGCAGACCGGTCAGAAAATGACAGAGGACGCGCTGATCAAATACATCGATGGTCAGTTCCTGAAAAGTACAGCGATCCCGGGCATGTTGTGGGGTAGTACGCCTAAGCCAACGTTTGCGATGCGGGCGGGCGATATACCGAGTTCCGACCTTAGCCAGATCAAAGAAGCCCTTGCCAAACAAGGCAACACGAACCCGTCTAACGACCAGATTTTACGCACCTACTGGGCAGCGAAAGCACGATAATGGCAGACCAAACAAGCAATCCGTTTGAAAGCGCGGCATCCGAAGTGATGCAAGGGCAGACCGCAGTTATACGAAACAACGTATATAACGCGGTACCGCAGAACCCCCAGCAGGTAGCGCAGCACGCGCAGCTGGCGCAGCAGTTAGGTGTGCCGCTCGAGTCTGTGCAATCCGACCCGATGACGGCGAAACGACAGGCCGCAATGCGGACATTTGATGCGGGCAAGGTGGCGGCACAGTACCCGCACCTGGCGCAATTTTTAACCGACCCAACGAACGCAGCCAAGTCGCACACCGACTTACCTACGTTGGCCGCATCTGAACAAGCGGTCAAGAGTTTGCCGCAGCCTGCACCAGCCAGCGCACCGCCGGACTTAGGCCAGTCTAACGGGTGGCTGAGCGACAATCTCAAGTCAATTCCTGATCTGCCGATGGCGGCGACGCAAGGCTTGGGGTATTCGTATAACCGCGCCGCAAAAGCTATTAATTTGGCGATTGCCCCTTTCCCGATGGCGTACGATAAGCTTGCGGGCTTGATGACGGGCACGGATACGACTGCCGCGCAGGATGCCTATTTTAAAAATATGGTCGAACCGTTGGATGAGAAAGCCAGCGTGTTCCAGTTGTCACCGAACGCAACATCGCTGCAAAAGCTTACGCACGGGCTGGGGGGCTTGGTGGGTACTCTTTCGCAAATCGCGCTTACGGGAGGGATGCGCGGGGGCGGGATGAGCGGGATTCCGAGTACGACGAACGCTGCGACTCCCGTTCTTGAATCAATCCGCAACACGCTTACGCACGCCACAAAGACCATGGCGTTCCCTTCGTTGACCGCAGCCGTCAACACCGGTAACGACGTGTACCAGAACACCGGTAGCATGACGCAGGCCGTCAAGGCGGCGACAGCTGCCTACGGTACGAATACGGCGATGGGCGTTCTGCCTTTATCGGTTGAGGGTAATCTGGCTACGCGACTCGCAACGGGCTTTCCTGTGGGCATGCTTACCGGTGAAGCAAATCGCCGGGTAACGAACGCAAGCATGCCCAGCAGCATGCAGCAACCAGCAAGCGTCGAAGATGCGATTATCAGCGGACTGACAGGATCAATCCTTGCCGGGGTGATGGGGTCCGCACCTAATATGCATGAGGCAGCGATACGCCGGACATATCAGGAAAGTGTAAAGGCTGAACAGGCGACGCAATCCATGCAAGGGCTGCAAGCACTGGGTGAGATCGCTAACGGTTCTGAACTGCGCAAGAACGACCCTGCGGCTTTCCGCGATTTTATCCAAAAAGTCACTGAAGACGGGCATCTGCCTGAAGTCTGGATTGATGGCCAGAAGTTAGTCGAAGCGCTGAACCAGTCCAAGGTATCGATGGATGAGGTCCAGGCAAAGATGCCCGATGTAGCGAATCAGTTAGCCGAGGCATTGCAGACCAAGGGTGACGTCAAGATCAGTACCGCAGACTATGCAACAAATATCGCGGGCAGCCCACTTGAGGGCATCGTATTACCGCACCTGAAGACTGACCCCGACGGCATGACGTTCCAACAGGGGCAAGACCATCTTGCGCAGCAACAGTCAGAAATGACAAAGCAGGCGCAGGATATCGCGGACAAGCAAGCGAAGCTTGACCAGCGCCAGCAGGAACTGAAGAACATCACCGACGACGTTCAGCAACAGCTGGAGGCGACGGGCCGTTTTCCGTCTGACGTAGCGAAGCAGTACGCGGCATTGCACGGCGCGTTCTATGACACGATGTCCGAACGCATGGGCTTGTCGCCGAGCGAAATGAAGCAGCGCATGCCGCTTAACATCAAGGCCGAAGGCGTCGGCGAGGGGGCTTTAAGTCAAGGAGATACACCGCGCGGGTACTACAACCCAAAGACCGGCGATATGGCGCTGCTGAAGAACGCGGACTTGTCCACGTTCCTGCACGAATCAGGTCATTACTTCCTTGAAGCGATGCACGACTTTGCGGCGCACCCTGAAGCGCCGGAAGGTGTCAAACAGGATTTCGACACCCTGCTGCAGCACTTTGGTGTTAAAGGGGAGTCAGCCCAGAAACGTCTGGACGATTGGACAGGCCGCACCCTGAACGACAAGCGCGACGGGCACGAGCGGTTCGCTGAAGGTTTTGAAAATTACCTGATGACCGGCAAAGCGCCAACACACGAACTGCAAAGCATGTTCAGCCGTTTCCGTTCCTGGCTGATGAACGTCTACAAGTCCATGCGCGGCGAAGTGTCACCCGAAGTCAAAGGCGTGATGGATCGTATGTTCGCCAGCCAGGAAGCGATTGCCGAGGCCGAACGGGTGCGGGCGTACGCAACGCCGGATCTATCCGCAGAACACGGAACACTGATCGATGAGTACAAGAAGCTAGGCCACGACGCGACTGAAGAAGCCATTGCGCAAATGCAGGCGCGTTCTATTCGCGACATGAAGTACGCAAGTAATGCGAAGTCCAAAGCAATGAAAGACTTGCAACGTACGGCAAACGCGGAACGTGCCAAGATCAAGGACGAAGTGACGAAGGAAGTCATGGAGTTACCGATTAACAAGGCACGCGAATGGTTGACCAAAGGTGAAACGACCGATTCCAACGGCAATCTGATTAAGGTCGAAAAAGGGTACAAGCTCAACACCGAAGATTTAAAAACCATGTACCCAAAAGGTGAACTCGGGGCGGAAGACCTGAGCATATTGCGCGGCATGGTGAACAAGGAAGGCTTGCACCCTGACCTGGTGGCGGATATGTTCGGCTTTAATTCTGGTAAGGAATTAGTCGGCCAACTGATCCACGGGGAGAAGCTAGCGGATCAGATTAAGGGCATGACAGACCAGCGAATGCTCGAACGACACGGTGACCTGATAGATCCGGTCAGCATCGAGCGGGCGGCAGAAGCAGCTATTCACAATGAAGTGCGCAGTCGTATGATGGCAACCGGCTTGAAGATGTTCACCAAGTCACCCATGTCTGTGCCTGAAATCAACAAGGCGGCGAAAGCCGCAGCGGATACCGCTATCGCCGCGAAGACGGTCGGCGACCTGCGGCCATCGCAGTACAGCGCGGCTGAAGCGAAGGCCAATAAGGAATTGCTCAAGCTGGCGTCGAAAGACCCCTACGGTGCGGCACAAGCGCAACGGGCTGCGCTACTCAACAACCGATTATTCAAGTCCGCAACAGAAGCGGTCAGCGATGTGCAAAAAGGGCTAACGTATCTGAAGCGGTTTAGCCGGGATACGACCCGTGCGAAAATTGATCTGGATATCCGCGACCAGATAGACGATATCTTGTCACGGTTCGACCTGCGCAAGAATCCGACCGACGCACCGACTCGCGCACAGAAGAATTTGCAAGAATGGGTGGATAGCCAGGTTGCCGCGGGCATGATGCCGAGCGTTACGCCCGAAATGCTGATGCCTTCTTTCCGTAAGCCTTACCGCGAATTGTCTGTCGAAGAGTTTCGCGGCATGGTGGATACAATCCGTTCGCTGGAGGAAACGAGCAAGAGCCGCAATAACATCACCCTGAACGGTGAAAAGGTGGAACTCGGCGAATATCTGAACACTAAGCTGCTGCCTAAAATTCAGGAAGCCGGGGAGAATTTCACGCCCGAAGAACTCTACACACGCCCGGAAGATCGAGGCCTTAACGGTTTCAAGTCGGGCTTGACCACGCAGCCAGCTGGCTGCGTAGCGTGGGTGCGGAACTCAAACCGCAAGCGTTTAAGCGCAATTTCTTTGATAAGCATGAAATACTCGGCCCGTTTGGTGAAGCTATTTTTGAGCCTATCCACAGTGCAAACTACGACAAGGTAAAGATGCTCGACACCCTGTCGAAATCGTTCAGAAAGAAAGCCGAAGAACTCGGCAAGGATTGGCAGAAATCGCTAAACGAGCCGATTGAAAACACCCTGCTTAAAGATAATCTGCTCAGCGATCAACTGGGCAAAGACGTGATGATGAAACTCACGCGGGGGCGCATGCTCATGCTGGCGCTGCACTCTGGTAACGAATCCAACTTCGATAAGCTGACCAAGGGCTACGGGTGGGATGGTGCTGACGTGTGGAAACTGTTAAGCGATAACATGTCGGCGAAAGATATCGACGCCGTGAACCACATCCACGAGATGTACGAAAGTCACTGGCCAGATATGGTGAAGTTGTACCGCGACATGGGGCAGACGGCACCGCCAAAGATTGAGGCGCGGGAAACAGAACTGCCAAACGGCAAGCTGACCGGCGGCTATGCACATATTGATTACGATCCGCTACGTTCACGCTACGGTCAAAAAGCTGGCGAAGGTCAGGCCAAGGAGATCGCGGCTAACGGTGTGAGTGTTGGCGACTACTTCAAGCGAACCGGTACCACAAACGGCGCGATGAACGCCCGTGTGGAAGGGTACACAGATGCGATCAATCTGGACTTCCACACCATCGAACGCGCTTTGCAGGAAACGATTCACGATCTGGCTTACCGTCGTGCGCTGGTGGACACGAACAAGATTCTGGAACATCCTGATTTTAAACGCGAGTTCCAAAAAGCATATGGCCCTGAGAATTTGCAAGCCTTGCATACTTGGTTGGGGCGTGTAGCGAACGCGAACAACGCAGACTTAAACGCGGGCAAACTATCGCGGGTGTTGCAGTACAGCCGCACCGGATCACCGACTGCCCATAGAGAGGCTGAGACTGCCAAGGCACACAGGGGATAGG